ACTTCATTCACTTTGTCAAGTTCAATAATATTTTCCATTTAAAAATTCCTTCAATTGATTTTGATTTGTTTGTCTTTTTCCATAAATTTTATGAAATTTTTTGTGACATTTTTTGCATAAACATACTCCATTTTCAATATCAGACCTTAAATTTTCATTATCTCTAAAATTGTAAATATGGTGGCATTCAATAATTCCAGAATTTTTCTTTCCTTGAATTTTACATTTTTGACAAGTAAATTTAAATATTTTCAAAACTTCTTTTTTCCAAATATTTAATCTTCTTTCATAAATTTTTCTAGCCTGTCTTTCTTCTTCTGTTAATTTGTTATTATAAAAACCGTTTAATTTTCCTTTACTAGCACATTTATGACACCTTTTAGAATATTTTGTTATTTTTTCACCACAATCTATACAAAATATAAAAAATTATATTAATTTTTAAAAACCAAGTGAAATCTTTTTCAGGTCAATATAGTTTTTAATTCTGAAGCCCATATTGTTAATATGTCCTAGTGTTTGTTCTAAAAAGTTAACTTGGACTTCTTGTTGTGCGTATTCTAATGCCAGTTTGTAATAAATATCGTCTGATTTGATGTAATTTTCAACTTCTGCTTTTGTGTCAAGCTGGTAATCAAAATTAAATTTGTACTTGTGATAGAGTTCACCAAAAGTTTTCTCCATATCAACTTTTTTCATTTTTAAAATTCTAAGTTCTTTTGAATAAATTTGAAGTGTTTTTGAGTAAAGATTGGAAAGCTGAATTGATTTTTCCATAATGTTTTGTTCAGTGATTTTCAATTCCAGTTCAAAAAACGATTTCAACTTCTGAAAATCCGATTGATTCATAAACGACTCCTTTTTCATAAGGTATCCCCCGAAGGGGGCCCTCCGGGCAACTTTAGTTTATCTAGGTTTTTTAAAACCTAGGTACCTAGAAAGCTTTTAAAAGCTACCTAGTAACTAGGTACCTAGAAAGCTACCTAGGTACCTAGAAAGCTTTTAAAAGCTACCTAGTAACTAGGTACCTAGAAAGCTACCTAGGTACCTAGAAAGCTTTTAAAAGCTTTATTTATATATATTTATATATATATTTATTTTTTATAAAATACATATTAGCAAAAAAAGAAATAAGCCAAATTTCTACATATTGTGGTTAAAAGTTTACAAAACACAAGAAAGTCGTTGACAAAGTTCCAAGAAGATGTTATCATTAATCTGTGGTAGAAAATTTACACAGAAGGAATTTATGGTAGTCAAATTTAAAAAATTAACATTTCAAAATATTTTATCTTTCGGGGCTACACCAACAGTCCTTGAATTTGAACATGGAGTCAACTTGATTTCTGGAAAGAATGGATCGGGTAAGTCCGCTATTCTCGACGCCCTCTCTTTCTGTCTTTTTGGACAGCCTTACAGAAAAATTAAAATAAAAGAATTGATGAATAGAAAGAACAAAAGAAATCTAAAAGTTTCTTGTGAATTTGTTGTTGATGAAAAAGATAAGTACGAAATCATAAGATGTATGAATCCTGATAGTGTTGAAATTTGGAAGAATGGTGAAGAGTTGGATTTACTTTCCTCAAAAAGATTGAACCAAGAAGAAGTTGACAAAATCATAGGCATTAACTATCAGATGTTCAAACAAGTAATTTCTTTGGCTGTAAACTATAATAAGCCATTCCTTTCACTTCCAATGCAAGAGAAGAGGGAAATCATTGAAAAAATATTCAACATAGTCGTTTTTGGACAAATGTTGAAGTACGTAAAGAAAAATAATGTTGAAATAAAAACAAAAGGTGAAATAAACGACAGAAGTATTACTTTACTCGAACAACATTTGAAATCTCTTCGTAAAAGAATTTTTGAATTGAATGAGGCACAGACTAATTTTCAGTCTAACAAGGATACAGATTTAAAAGCGAATGATGATAGAATTAAAAATTTTCTTGTAGAAAAAATAGAAATAGATGAAGAACTTGAAAGAATAGTATCACAAATAGACAACACTGATTTTGATGAAAACAAACTTAAAGATTTGAAAAAAGAAAGAGATATTTTAGTTAGAACATTAAACGAACACGATTATGATGTCAAAAATTCAACAGAAACAATAGAGTCGTTGGATAAATTCACGATTTGTCCATTATGTAAAACAGACATAACCCCAGAACATAAAGACAAAGAAATCAAGAGACTTTCACTTGATGTTAAAAATAAAAAAATAGAAATAATAAAAATAAAATCACAAAGGAGAGATTCGGAAAAAGAAATTTCCCGACAAGAAAATTGGCTTAAAGAGATAAACGATTGTAAGTTTAAAAAGAATGGTTTACAGGAAAAATTAACTTTAATTGATAGAGAGTTAGCAGTTGCTGAAGAAAGAAGAAATGAAATTCTAAATAGACAAATAGAATTCAATTTAGAAAGTATAATTAAAGAATTTGAGGAGAAGAAGGAAGAGTACAAATCTATTTGGAATGAAACTAAAACTATTAAAAAGAATTTAAAGAACAACGATATTGTTCAAAGTATTCTTTCCGAAAGCGGTATTAAAGCCTATTTTTTCAAAAAACTTATTCCTATTCTAAATAGTAAAATTAATGAGTATGTCAAGCTATTTGAGCTTCCTGTTATTATTCAGTTTGATGAGTTTATGAACGAAAACATAACAAATCTTGAAAATCCAAAAAATCAAATTTCTTACTATTCTTATTCTGAGGGTGAAAAAAAGAGAATTGATATGTCAATTCTTTTGTCTTTCATCAGCATTACAAAGACAATTTCAAATTGGAACTGTAATTTGTTAATTATAGACGAATTACTTGATAGCGCCATTGATGAAGCTGGTCTTGAAAAGTTGGTTGGAAGTCTAAAGAATATGGTGTACGATACTAAAGATTTAAGCATTTATATTATTTCACATAGATTACAACAAGATTATTCGTCACAGTTTAAGAATTGTTTGCGATTGCAAAAGAACAGTAATAACTTCTCTGAGATTATTAGAGACAAGGAGGCTACAGATGTCTGATTATGTCAATAACAAAATGTTTTATGCTCTTTTAAAAGAGTATAGAGAAACAGGATCTAAAAAAGTACATGAAGAAATAGGAAAATGTTTCTTATTGATATCAAGAAATTTATTAAACAGAGCTAACTTTAGTAGTTACACACAAGATAGAAAAGATGAAATGGTTTCCGATGCTGTTTATTATATGTGTAGATATACAGATAAGTTTGATTTAGAAAGAAAAAATCCTTTTGCGTATTTTACTATGATAGCCAGAAATGCTTTTCTTCAAAACATTAACGATTATGGAAAAAGAGACTTAATGTTTACTTCTATTGAATACATTGATAATACTGATACAATGGAAAATTTGTTATAAGGAGGTAATGTTGAAAATAGCGATGGTGAGTGACACACATTTCGGTGTTCGAAAAAACTCCGAAATATTTTTGAATAGTCAAATAAGATTCATAACTGAACAATTTGTACCATATCTCAAAAATAATGATATTAAAAATATATTTTGGTTGGGTGATGTCTGGGATAATCGTAGTTCTACTAACACCAAAATTATGAATTCTGTGTATCAGCTTTTTGAACACCATCTTCAAGATTTTGAAATTTATATTTTAGTAGGAAACCATGACTGTTACTACAATTCTAATATTGATGTAAACTCTTTGAAATTTTTAGAGAAGTTCAAAAACATTCATTTGATTGAAAAAATGTCAAAAATAAAAATGGGGAATAAAGATATTACAATGGTTCCTTGGGTTGTTGATAATGTAGAATTTATTAGAGATTTTCATAAAATGACTTGTGATGTTTGTATGGGACATTTTAACATCTTGGGTTTCCATTTTAACAAATACAAACAGAGTGATGATGGTATTCAAGTAAAACTTTTTGGTAATTGTAAGAAAGTATTCAGCGGACATTTTCACATTAGAAACTCACAGAGTTTTCAAAATACAGAAATTATCTACGTAGGTTCTCCATATCAACTTACAAGAAATGATATAGATGAGAAACGTGGTTTTACTTTGTTAGATCTTGACACGCTTGATTACGAATTCATTGATAACAATGTATCATTGAAATATATCAAGATAAAATACCCAGAAAAATTTACAAAAAATCAAATAGCTGGTAATATCATAGACGTTCATGTTGATTATGATGAAACATACAACGAGGATAAAGTAAACAAATATATTAATAAAATTGAAGGATTTGGCCCAGTAACAACTCCAAATTTATTTGTAGAAAATAATTCTCAATTAAACGGTGAAATAGATTTAGCTAATTACAATATTGGTTCAATGTTAGATTTAATGAGGGAGTATGTAAACAGTCTTGACATAAACAATAAAGAAGAAATTTACAAAATTTTGATTGAACTATATAATGATGTTAGAGGAGATAATTTATGAAAGTTTATGTAATATATGATCCTTTACATGAAAGAGTCCGTGAGGTTCATACCAATCAAGATAAATCATATGAAAGATGTAATTGTTTAGATAGTCTATGGGGAAACGATTATATTTATCCTCA